AGGAGTCCGTCTCGTGGGCTCGGAGATGTGTATAAGAGACAGCTGTCACACTGTGAGGGTTTGGCATGGCGGATGAGAAACGGTCGGTAGAGTTCTTGGCTTCGTTCCCGCACAAAGCCGGAGCGGTAGACTTCCACGGTGACGCAGGGGTGCGGATAACGCTTGACGTGCCAGAACAGTACAAGCCGCAAACGCTGAACCTGCCTGCGTTTTTCTTCAACCAGGTTTTGCGGGTGACAATCACAATCGAGGACTAAAATGGCCTACGGACGCACGCATGCACCGGACGCAGCAGAACGGCAGGCGCAACACCGCCGCCGTATGCGACTTGTTGAACGCCGCCAGTGCGCGGACCCCAAGCGGCGGCTGCGCAACGAAAAAAACACCCCGAAGTGGTTGCGCTTCTACATGGGCGGCGCGTTCCCCTACCCGTGGTCGGATGGCCACATGGAGACGATCCACAACGCGGAGCAAGCGGCAATCACCGGGACCGGGACCGCGGTTGCGGCACCGCGCGGCGACGGCAAGACGACGTGTTTGCGCGGGGTGGCAATCAACCTCGTCGCGCGCGGCATCGTATCGTTCCCAGTGCTGGCCGGGTGGAAACACATGGACGCAACCGCCGCCTATCAATCGTGGCTGCGGATGCTGTGTGAGTCGCCGCAATTCGCCGCCGACTACCCCGAGTACACGCAACCGTTTGAAATCTCGACGCACAAAACCGCGCTGAAACAGCTCGCATGGGCGGACACCGAGAAGCACATCGGCGCGCTGGTGGATTCCATGCTCAAGATCATCATCCTGCCTGACAGTCAGGGCGCGATTGCTGCACGTTCGGTGCAGGGCGACGTGAAAGGATTGAATGCGACGCTGATTGACGGCACCGTGTTGCGCCCTGACTTGCTTTTGTTGGACGACGCGCAGAACCCGAAGCAGGCGGAGAACCCGAAAAGCGTACTGAAGACCATCGACACCATCGAAAACGAGTTCATGGGCATGGCGGGCCCGCAGAAGCGACTCACCACATTCTGCGCCTGCACCGTCGAGGGCGAGCATGACGTGTCCTCGCACTTCCTGGCGCGGCGCGGGTGGACATCGGCGCGGGTGTCAAGGATTCTGACCTGGCCGGCCGGTGGCGAGGGCGGCGACTGGCCCGCGGAGAAAGACGACGTGCAGCGCGAAATGTGGGACGAATGGTACCGCGTGCTGTTGGACGAGGGCGAACCTGCGGCGCGGAAAATGTACCGGCGCGAGAAAAAGGCCATGACTGCGGGCATGGCGGTGTCGTGGAAACACCGATTCGACAAGGAGCGCGGCGAACCGGACGCGTTGTACTCCGCGATGTTCGATTACTACTCTAAGGGCGCGGACGTGTTCGCCCGGTCGCAACAGAATATCCCGATAAAGCAGGGCGTGAGCGTCTACGAGTTGACGCCCGAAATCATCATGTCCCGCGTGGACCGCAACCGGGCGGCGTATGAGGTGCCGACCTGGGGCCAGATTGCAGTGGCGGCAACGGACATCAACCACTACGGGCTGCATACGGCGGCGCTATCGTTCGCCAATGACCAGACGGCGGCGGTCACGTACTACGACCGATACGACGCGCAGACGGTGCCCGATAACGCGCCGGAACAGAAGCGGCGGCAGATTATCTTCTCCATGCTCGTCAACCACATGGATCAGATAGCCGCGCTTCCCAACGTCCCGCCTTTGTGGATCATCGACGGCGGGTATGAGCACGGCACGGTGCAGAAATTCGCGCAGACCTACACGCAGCTCCGCGGAATGCGTATAGTGGTGGCACGCGGGTACAGCGCCGAACGATACCGACCGCACGGCAAGAACGTGATCGGGCAGGCGCGGGAGGAATGCCACGCTACGCAGTGGCCGTTGGGCAAGGGTCTTGCGTGGAATGCGGACTACTGGCGGGAGATTGCTCAGCGGGCATGGCTGGGCGAAGTCGGCGCACCCGGTTCATGTTCCCTGTTTCGCGGGCACCATCAGGAGTTCGCGCAGCAGATTTGCAGGGAACGATTGGGCGAGAAGTTGGCGGGCAAAATGGGCATGGTATGGCGATGGATACAGACCCCTGGATGGCACGACTACGGCGATTGTATGGCGATGGCGTACGCAGGCGCGGCATGGGCAGGGATAGGGACGGGCGGGGAATCACAACCGAAACCGAAACCGAGAAGGCGAAGGAGTGCAAGGCATGTCAGGATCTAAGACTAAGCGCAAAAAGCGGCAGTACACACAAGCCCCTGTGACGACGGACCCCGGCATCGCGTGCGTCCACTGCGGGCACCTTTACGACCACCGCAAGGCGCACAAGTACCCGAACGGCAACCAGCGGTATCTGTGCGGCGGGTGCGGGTTGCCTTTTGTGGTGCGGCGCAAACAAATGCCATAATCTCCCATTCTGCGCAATTCTGCCCTTGCAAATGCGCCAACGCCATGTGGACAATACTGCATGGCAATAAATCTCCCCGACATTGACGCGGCGATAGAAGCGATAAGCGGCGGGTCACAGTCATTCACGGTTGACGGCATGACCTACAGCAAGGCAAGCCTCGCCGCGCTACACCAACTGCGCACCGACCTCATACGCGAGCAGTCCCGGTCGGCAGGCAACCGCCCGCTATTCCGCCAGACGCACATGTCAAACGCGGGGTATTCATCGTGAGCCTGCACCTACGTGACGGACTGCGCACCATGTTCGGCTACAACGCCACCCAGGACAAGCAGCGGCGGCAGTCACCGGCAACGCGGACCATGCGCGAAGGCAAGGTGCTCACGCCGACAAAGCGCAAGAAACTCCAGGCCACCGCGCAAGACCAGATGCGCAATCACTCGTTTGTGGCGTGGCTTGTCCGCAAACACCTCGACTATGTGAGCAAGTTCCATTTCTCATTTCGCGTTGCCGTCAACAGTGACGACACGAACGGAACCGCCGTTGATACTCTGGTGAACCGGATATTTCGCTGGCACGGTGCGCCGCAAAATCTGGACTATGGGCGACGGTTCGGGCGTGATGAACTGTTCAGGCTGTTTGAACTTGAGAAAGTTGTCAGCGGCGACGCGGCACTGGTCAAACTGACCGACATCCTCAAACTGCAAGCCGTCGAATCCGACCTGATAGCCAAAGGATCTGTTGCGCAAGGCGACACAAAGCCCGCCGAATACGATGACATCACCGACGAAGGGCTGATAATGGCACCCGACGGCGCATGGGTGGAACAGTTCGCCGTCTGCAACCGGGGCGACAGCGGCAAAGACATCGTGTATGACCACATGGAACCCGCCGCAAACGTCATTTTCGATGGGTACTGGACGCGCCTATCCTCGCAGAATCGCGGGGTATCGCCCCTGTCAACCGCGATCAACACCGTGCAGGACATCCACGAGGGCATTGAGTACAACCAAGTGAAGGCGAAGATGCACGCACTATTCGGCGTCGCCATCTTCCGTGAGGCCGAGGAAACCGGGGAACTTGGCGGCGGTGCAGGGGCAACGAAAGAGACCGCGAGCGCCAGCGACACGGCGACGGACAGCAACCTTGACCTAAACCTGGGCGAAGTGGGCTTTCTGGACTTCGATGCCGCCGACAAGATTCAGTTGCTTGAAAGCAGTACGCCGTCATCCGAGTTCGTGGAAGGCTCATATCTGTTCCTCCAAATCGCCATGCTCGCGCTTGACTTCCCTATCACGGTGCTGGATTCGCGCCGGTCATCGTTCTCAGGACGCATTGCCGACCTGAACGAGTACGAGGTAAGCGCCGACGCCAAACGCACGAAAAACCGCTACGTACGCCAGTCCTACAGCGATTGGGTGCTCGACACGATATGGAACGACCCCGACACCCCTTGGCCCTTGCGACGCGTGGCAGAACGTAACGGCATGAGCCTGCGCGATGTGCAGGAGGCGTCACAGTGGATACCCTCGGGCAGTCCGTGGCTGGACAAGTACAAGCAAATCCAGGGCGACCAGCTCGCCATCGAGATTGGCGAGGATAACATCATCGACGCAACCCGGCGCAGGGGTGGCAATTTCTATCAGAACATCGACAAACAAGCTCAAGCGATGCAGTACGCCCGCGAAAAGGGCGTTGCAATAATGGTCGGCAGCAACCGTCAGCAAACTGTTGACGAAGCGATAGGGCGGGCGGTTGCCAAGTCCATTGAGAACGCATCCGCCGAGGAGGAATCGGAATGAGGAAGAACCCTATCAAGCACGTTTTGGACATGTTCTCCGCGCCGACCGCGCCCGTTGAGGATGCGCCCAAACCGAAGCGCAATCGGAAGACTCGCGCCAAAGCGAAGAGGTAGCCATGAGCCATGAAAGCAAAGCCTTTGACGCAATCCCCGCAGGCGCGTGTACCCTCGTCGTCGGCGCTTTCGAACTTGGCGACAACGGCGAAGATGCGAAGACCGCACCCATTAAGATGGTTGCCAGAAGCGGGAAACCAATCGAGCATTGGTACTGGGGTAACGTTGTCCATGATTTGGCCGGAATGCACTTGCATAAATCCCGCATCCCCATTGACTACGTGCACGACTCCAAGGAAATCATCGGATACTTGAACCATTTTGACACCGAATCCGGCGACCTCGTCACCAGTGGCGCGCTTGTTCCCTTCAAGAAAAACGACCGTGCAACCGAAATTATCCACAAGGACAGAGCGGGTGTGCCGTACGAGGCGTCAATCAACTTCGGCGGCGACGGCATCAAGATACAGGAAGTGCAACGCGATGAGGTTGCCGAAGTCAACGGGTTTCGGTTTGAAGGTCCGGGAGTCATCATTCGGGAATGGCCGCTTCGTGGTGTGGCAGTGTGCCCCTACGGTGCGGATATGAACACAGAAACGTCGGCGTTGTCCGACACGAACAAGGTATTTCGAGCGACGGTCATAGCCGAGCCGGATACCGCAGCGAAGGAGTGCTCAGAGATGAGTGATTCTGTAGAAGCAGATGCGGTCGAAGTTGAGGCCGTCGCGCAGGAAGATACACAGGAAGCGCCCGCCGTCGAAGCGGAATTGACCGAGGATGAGGCCGCGCCTGAAGTGGATGCGCCCGTCGAATCTGAGGAAGACGAACCCGCAGAGGAAGCGCCGCCCGAGGACGAAGACGACGAACCCGCCGCCGAGTTGAGCCGCGAAGAGTTCACGCGGATTGCCGATGAGTTCGGAGCCGAAATCGCCACGCAGACCGTGCGCGACGGGGGCGACTACTCGACGGCGTTGCGTGCCTACGCGGACGGACTCAAGGCAGACAACGACAGTCTGCGGGCGCGGGTTGAGGAACTGGAAGCCGCGAAGGTCGGGGGAACCCCGGCGAAGGTGGCAAGCGCGAAAACGAAAAAGAAGCTGTTCAACACGAACAAGAAATAGACATTTGGGCGAAGATGCACCCCGGCCAGGGTGTGTAATTCGCAAGGATTCAAGGGCGGCAGTTTGGTGCCAAACCACCAGTCTGCCGCCCTTTTCTTTGCCCGCAACTGGAGAAAGACAATGGCCGAATCATTCAACACCCTCGCAGGACTGGTGCAGCTCAACGACCAGAACCTTGCCGACCTCGAAATCACGGATCTGTTGCAGGACGCCCCGCTTCTGCAGGTGCTCAATGCGCAGGCCGCATCGAACGGCATGGAGCACAAGTACCTCAAGCAGACGACCGCATCCAGCGCCGCTTTCCGCGCTGCCCTCGCCGGTCTGACGAAGACCGCAAGCGCCGATACCCTCGTCACGGATACGCTCGCCATTCTCGATGGTTCGTTCTCGACCGACGTTGCCCTGGCCGATGCCTATGCCAAGGGCGGGCGCGACGCGTGGTTGCAGATGGAACTGGTTCGCACGCTGAAGACCGTCTTCTTCGTGGCAGAACAGCAGATCATCTACGGCACCGGCAACGATGCCAGCGGCTTCGCGGGACTGTCCGACGATGCGCAGCTCGACGCGCTTGCCGATACGATGGTCTACGACAGCGGCGGCACGACCGCGAGCGAGCAGACATCCTGCTTCCTCCTGCGTTCCGGCGCGGATGACGTGTCGTTCATCATGGGCAACGATGGCAACATCGTGGTTGACGATGACCCGACCATCATCGAGAAGGTCGTCAACCCCGGCACCGACAACAAGACGTATCCGGCGCTTTACACGTCGGTCACGGGCTACAGCGGTTTCCAGATCGGCGGCGCGTACTCCGCGGCCCGCATCGCCAACATCCACGCGTCGGACGCCAACGCGTCGCTGGATGATGACACGATCTATGAGGCGCTCGCACTGTTCCCCGCCGCGCGTCAGCCGAACCTGATCGTGATGAACCGGGCGGCGCTCAAGATGCTGCGCGCTTCCCGCACCGCGGTCAATGTCACGGGTGCCCCCGCCCCGCGTCCGACTGAGGTTGAGGGTATCCCCATCGTGGTCACGGATGCCATCACCAGCACGGAAGCCGTCGAAGTGTAGACCCCAACGGGGCGGCGCGGCAACCCCGCCCGCCCCTCTACCAGAAGCGAACGAGGCAGGAGAAAGACAATGAAGAGAATCACTTACGCGATACTCGGCGCGCTACTGGTCGGCGCTGTCGTGTACGCAGGAACGCTCACAACGTCACTGACACAGAGGCAGGTACGCGACCCGCGCCAGTTAGAGACCATCCTTGAAGACAACTTCACGGAGTTGGACAGCAGGACCGACGCGGCGACGGCGCTGTCAGTCACCAACGCGCAACCCGTGACGGTTGCGGCAGGCGTGTATGTCGTCAGCGGTACAGGGCAGGCGAACAACGCCACCAACACTATCACCCTCGTCGCGCCGACAGCGGCAGGGCAATCCGTGACGTTCATTGCGGCGACGGCTACCAGCAACCTGATTGCCATTGCAGACAGTGGCACGGTTGCGGCGTCGGGCACAATCGAACTTGACGGCAACGATACGGCAGTCCTGCGGGCGGTTGATACGTCCACATGGTGCCTGATTTCTGAGAGCGACAACTAATCATCCCCCTCCCACCCAGCCGGGGGACGGTCCGCACGCCGTCCCCCGGCACCTTGGGAAAGACGCGCAATGGGTATCGAGAGCGAAATGCAGGCGGCACTGGCGAACATCGCAAGCGAGCATAGCGACTTGTCCGTCACCGTCAAATACCGCAACCAGACCGCAACCGGCGTGCGGGTGCTAACCGATAAGCGCAGCGACCTTGACGACCGGATGCTGCGCGGAAGCGAGTACGGCACAGTGCGGGTGAGCGCGGCGAAGATTGCCGAACCGGACAGGGGCGCGCATATCAAGGTCGGCGGGGTACAGGTTTACGTTGAGGACTGCCGCACATCGGGCGGGTTGCGCGTGATTGAGTACAGCACGACGAACCCCGTGGAGGGCGTTTGATGCCGGGCAAGGTCACACTCAAGATTGTGGGCAACTGGAAAAAGGAAATCGAAACACCCCTGCGCAATGCCCTATTCGTCAGCATGGACATACTCGGCAACAGCGGCGAAACGGCTTGCCGCAAGGCTCTGTTTTTCATGGCGCAGTCAGCGGGCAAACTGGCGCGACCGGCAACGCGGCGCAAGTCCCGGCAGATTCAACGCGACGCGCACGGGCGACCGTATGTTGACGTGTACGTGCAGGGCAAGGCGGACCCCTACAAGGTTTTCAAGTGGATGTTTCAGGACTCGCGCGGCAAGCAACGCATCCCCGGTCAGTGGGCAAACGCGCGCAAGATTGGCAGTGTCGGGCTTGCTCAACGGTCGTGGTTGTGGGGGTTGAAGCGGTTCGGTCGTGGCGGCAATGTGCGGACGCCGATACCCGGCACGTCCCGCGTCTACACGATACGGGGCAAGACGGCGAGCGGCTACGTCAAGGCGAACATGCTGGGGTACATCCAGAAGGCACTGCCGCGCGGTTGGGAAAGCATGGTTCAGGCCAGTGCGACGAACAAGATTATGGGGCAGGCGCGGCGCAAGATGGAGAACGAATGGCGACGGCGCATGGGCATGCCGAACTGGAAAAAGGGAATGGCGATGCGCAGCGCGGACGATTTGAGCAGGTACTTTTTGAAGGCGGGATAATGAACTGGTCACTTGAAGAGCTGGCGGAAAGCGCGGTTGTTTCGCTCCTGCGGAAGAAGTTGCCGGGGAACATGCGCGCGTATACTGCCTACTCCACCGACGATCCGCAGTACCCTTGCGCGGTCGTGGGCTTCGATGAGGCAGAACCCGTGAGCGAACCCGCCGAACATCACGACGCGCTAATGATCGGCGGCAGCGTGCAGGTATGGGTTGAGTACGCGCCCGAACTGGACGGCAGCGGCAATGTACTAATGACACCCCGCGAACGCAATGCCCGCGCAAGGTCTGCCGTAATCGACGCGCTTGCAGTGTCAGACCTCAAGCAGCAACTCATTGACCAAGGCGTAGAAGACATCGCGTTTTCGTTCGCGCAACTCATGCCGGGGCGCAGGCGTGAAGCGGCGGACAAGGCGCTTGTGACCACTTTGCCTATCGCGGCAATCGTCGAACCAGTAGGGAGTTAAGCAATGGCGAACGAAATCACAATGACGGGGCGGCTGCGGGTGGCGAATGGTAGTCTGTGCAACCACGACAGCGGCACGCGTGCAATCAGTATCACGCAGAACACGGCGGCACCCGCGCGGACAGGCGGCACGCAGACGATCGGCACGGCGGCGGCGGGTGAGGCGCTGGACATCGGCGACCTGACGACGAACGGTTGCGCGTTCTTCCGCAACTGCAACGCGACACAGTTTGTTGAAATCGGCATCCAGCACGGCGGCACGTTCTATCCACTCGTGCGGTTGAACGCGGGCGAGAGCTTCCCCTGCCGACTCGCGCAGGGCATCACGCCGTATGCGCGGGCAAACACGGCTGACGTGATTCTTGAGGCGGACATCTACGACGACTGAACACAAGCGAAAGGAGTTAATCATGGCGGCGACACAGAGAGGGACCGGCAGTCTTGATGCTGGCGGACTGAGGACAAGGGCGGAATTGTACCTGCCACTCGCTGCGGGCGGTGAGTTTGCGGACGCGGTGGTGGAATCATGCAACGAGACTCCCGGCGGCAGCGTGCAGGAAGATGACCTGTTTGACGAGGATGGCGAGTTTCACACAAATTTTCTCTATGAGCAGGCGATGGACGAAGCCGCGATTGTGTTTGTTGGCGACGGCGCGACCACAAGCCTCAAAAAAGGCAGCATGACCGGCCCGCACGGCGGAACACAGAACTACGAGATCACCGACATGTCCCGCGAACCCGGCAAGGGCGCAATTCGCTTTTCCATCAGCGTGCGCAAGCTCCACACCGTCACGTAGGGGGTGCGCCGTGCTGGATTGGGTCAGCCCGTGGTGGCAGGCAATGAACCTCCCGACGTGGGAGATATGCGGGTTTCGCCGCATACCCTCACTGTCGGTGTGGCACGCGTTTGCCTTGGAAAACCTCGGCAACGCCTACCTCTGCGGCGGGCGCTGTATCATTGACGACGCGGCAAGCCTGATCCTGATTGTCACCCGCGACATGGCAGGGGGTCAGCGGTTGGTTGCGCGCGATCGTCACCGTCACAAGCAACTTGCCCGCATTGCGCGCCGACTGCGCAAGGTGCCGTTTGCCGACATGCACGCGGCATGCAATCAGTACGTGCGCGCTTGCTACCGGGTAGCGGGCAGGTGGCAGAAGGAAGGCGCGGCGGGTAAACTCCAGGGGGCGCCACACGCGTTTCATTTGGTCTGCGCGCTGTCAGGTATAGGGTGGACATGGAAAGACGCGTGGAACGCACCCATTGCCCTTGCGCGGTGCGTGTATGACACGACGCGCGAAGACGGCGGCGACGATACCATCATGCACCCGCGATACGAACGCCTTGCGGAACAGTGGGCGGCGCAGAAAGTGAGCGCGAACTGATGGCGGCGATTGCACAACTCAAAGCGATGCTTGGCATCGACAACAAGGACTTTAAGGCGGGCGTCAAGGACTCCGCGAACGAAACCAGCAAGTTCCAGAAGCAGCTTTCCGGCATCGGTCGGCAAATGGCGGCGGCGTTTTCGGTAGGGGCAATCATCCAAGCATCCCGCAAGGTGATAGACTTTGCATCCGAGATCCGGCACGCATCCGACAACATGCAAGTCAGCACGGAGTCGTTGCAGGCGCTGAATGCGATGGCGTTGCGATACGGCGTGAGCATTGACATGATGCAACGCGGATTGGCCAAGATGCTGATAGCGCAAGACGGCGCAACCAAAGGCGAGAAGACTTTCACAGACGCTCTCTCTGCGCTGAATATCGAAGTGGGGGCATTTGCCAAGTTAAGCCCGGCAGAGGCAATGGTGCGAGTGGGCAAGGCTTACGCAGAAGGCACTAACCAGGCTGAGACGTTTGCCGCCGTTGCTGATTTGTTGGGGCAACGCATCGGCCCGCGCCTAACTGCCATGCTGAAAGACCTTGGCAACGAAGGACTGCAGGCCGTGATAGACCAGGCGATAGCGGCAGGAATGGTTATTGAAGACGAGTTGCTTACGAAACTGGAAGCACTCGGAACGAAATCGGACCAGATCAAACTCCGACTCACGGCGGCATTTGCGCCGATGGCAAACGCGATGGGCGAGATCGCGCTGGCATGGTCCGGCATGCTCAAGTCGATGAGCGCAAGCACGGGCGGAACAAAGGGCTTTTTGAAGGCGCTTATCAATCCCGTGGAAGCGGCCAAATGGTGGAAAAGCATCATCACGGACATCCCGGAACACATCGAGGCGGGCGCGGAAGCGATAACGGGCAAGTCTGAACCGTTGCCAGCGCGCGCCGGTGCGCCGACAGAGGAAGAATGGTGGGCGCTTGTGAACGGACAAAAGCGCGGCAAGAATCGCAACTCGGGCGCATTGAAAATGACGGGGACGACGGCGGCGAAATACTCCAGCGCAGAAGATAAAGAGTGGGCGGCGATGGAGTCACGGGTTGCGCGAGAACTGAAACTGCAAAAGAGTATCGCTGACAATCGGAAAACTGCAATGGAAGGTGCCCGCGGCAAGATCCGCAGTGACAGCATGGCCTCGGTCGGCATCCACGCGGGACCGGGGCGCAGCGGGTTGACGATTCAGGACAGGCTGTTGAAAGTGCAAATTGAGAGCAGGCGTTTGCAGAGCGAAAGCGTAGACTATTTGCGTGGTATCTACGACTCAACCGATCACGGCGGGGGTGAATAATGGCGGTAACGGAAAGAGGCACAGGCGGCACCCCTGACAGCGTGCGGGAAGTGACACGGACCTGGCGACCCGACACGGGCGAGGATACCATTTACAACTGGCCCAACGGCACGCCGGAAAACATTGACGCCAAGTACGAGGCGCTGAAGGGTGACGCGGGGTTGCGCGAACTGACAACCCGGCGCGCGCAAGGGCGCTGCACCCTCGTCGCCAAGTACGCCCGCGCGGACGATGAACAACCCGAAAGCGTTACGACCATCGAAGAACTGTACGCGTTCGACGTGGTCCGCCCGATAGAGTATGCGCCTTACTTTACGACCGCGGCGGCAACCAAAATAGACGACGATGACATCGGATGGGTGACGCGCGTTATTGAGGAGCAATGGACCGAGAAAGAAATCACAACGCAGGGCGACGCGCTGGGAAAGAAGAATTGGGCGGCGTGGACAGACTCAATGAAGGAGCTGAAATACCACGCATTGCACGGGCAACCGGATTACCTCGAAACCGCATACGGGTTTCGCCGGTCGCGGTACGGCGTGCGCACGTCGCAAATGCAGGCCAGTTTCGATGACATCAACAAGAAGGTTGCTGCGCCAACCTTCTCAACCTCGATGGGCGCAGTCGTCGCGTCGTTGCCGAAAGGCGAATGGCTCAAGCGGTGCCCATCCGTGCGACACCTCGGGCGCGGTCGTTGGCAGGTCGAAGAGGAGTTTGTTTACGCAACGAAGGTATCCATCATCTACGGTGGCACATGGGGGAAGGATAATTAACCGTGTTTCCAATCCCGCACCACATGGACCGCGCAAAAAGGCGAATAGACGACCACCGCATCCGCCGACGCATCCGCCGCAAGCCCGCGCCCTATGACGGTCCTTTCGCGTGCCGGATTGAACTGGATGGCAGCGACGACCCCACCGAAATCCGCGTGGGGCAGGGTTTTGTCTTCGCGGGCACCGAGGGGTATAATTGGGACCCCGACAAGGCGGTTTCGCCCGATGGCAACTTTGACGACGCTACCGACTACGACGGGACCGCGCTGACGACCGGCACCTACTACCTCGTCATGGCGGTGGACGTGAACCCAGACATCGGAGCGATAGACCTTGCCAACGACTACGGTCCGGAGTTGTTTGCTGTGCCATCAGCAGACATCCTCATCATACAGGACGAGGTCGGCAAAACCCAGTACACCCACGTTGCCGGACTCTACACCGGCACGGCGGTTTTCATCCTGTGCAGTTTTGCCGTTGATGCGAGCAAGCACTTTTCCAACCTGAAACAGCGGTGGAAGTGGCAGGAAATCTACGCGCCGACATTTGGTTGGACAGGTACGGGCACGGCGATAGAAAACTGGACAACGTATCACCCATACTACTCTGCCAAGGACCAGGCAGACCCAACGCAGTGGTACGAGTGCAGTTGGCATATTGACCTTGCCGTGTTGTGGCGTCCGCTATCAGAGTGGATAGGCGCACACGATCACGATATAAATGCAGGCTTGTCAGGCAGCAGGGCATCCGCCGACCCCGATACCGGGCACACGCACGGAACCGGCGACTACGAAACCAGCGGACCGCACTGGCAGGTTGGGGGGCCATAATGGTAGACCTGCAACATGTGGCGATGAATTGGCGTGCGCCCGGCGAGCACGGCAAGCGCGGGCCCGTGCGGTGCGTGGTAGATGTTGAGCGATTCCATGAGGCGTACGCGGCGCACCCCTGCTACCTACCGCCCGAACGTGACCCGAAGTGGTACAAGGATACCCGCTTTCTGCGGTTCGCGCAGAACACCCCGGCGGAACAGATAGAAGCGCCGACTGTGTTTTTTGTCCGCAACCCATGCGGCGTGCATGTGCGGTTCATCCAAGGCAGGCACCGTTACCGGGTAGCGCGCGAGGCGGGTTGCAGTGAGATCGTAGTTGTCACATGGGGACGCAAATCCCTATGGTTTGGAATGACCGCAAACATAATCACGCGTTGCCTAGATCACGTCGGCCACATAAAGCCGCCGCGCAGCGCCCGAAAGCAAAGGGACGCAGCATGAAAAGCACACTGGCAGCATTTGCCGTTTTGGCAGGGGCGGCACTGTCCGCGCCGACCCCGTACCCGATAACGATAGACTCACAATCGCAGGCTGTCCCGCTCGTTGAATTGTACCGGGCGAACGCGAGAACCATACGCGCCACGTTCAGCGACGGCGGGACGGCTAGCGTCATCACGTCGCAAGTGCCCTTTTTCGCGTGGAGTACAAACCTCACATCGTCAACGGTGGTCACGGCGAACTACGAGCACGTCAGCGGCGACACGGGCAAGGTGGACTTCTCGCTTGCGCCTGCGGATTTGAACTATACCCCAGGGCGCTACGTGTATCAGGCCGGATTGAAAACCGCGGCGGGCAACATCACAGTCTACCGGCACGGCACGCTGGTCATACAGGGCAGTCCGTTCGCAACCGGCGCGGGCACGCCGACATGGACGACGAACGTGAACCTTGCGCTGACTACGTTTGTCGGCACGTTCCCCAACGCGAACCTTGACACCAACCTGCAAACGCTGGCGACACCTACGCCGTGGCGCGTGTTCTACAGCGGTGCGGCGTCGAACATTGTCGAACTACCCCTCGGCGCAACGAACACCGTCCTTACCAGTAGCGGCGTGGCCCTTGCGCCGACGTGGGCGGCGGGTGGCGGTGGTAGCGGTGACCTGACAGCGGTTGAGGTATCTGGCGGGTTGCTCACGGTGGCGAGCGGCACTGGCCCTGTGCCCACTGTGGGGCTGACCACAAACGCCGTGAGAGCCGCGCAGACGAACGTCGTGGATACAGATACCACGTTCACGAACCGCATAGACGCGGGCGACAGCATCGCCATTGCGGGCGGGGCCCAGGGCGGCAGCAACACGATCTCCCTGCTGGCGGATGTGGCGTTCTCGAACGCGGTGCAGGCGGCGCAAACCAACGTGATGGACACGGATACGACGTACACGGCGGGCACGAACATCGACCTTGCGGGCACCACGTTCAGCCTCGACGCGGCGGCACAGGCATCCGACGACCTGGCAGACAGC